CCACCGGCATAATCAGCCCCATTGTGTGAGTTACCCCCATCATACCCTTGACGCGGAGGTCCAGCTGTTCCAGAAGCACCCGTAGTACCGGCTTGAGCACCACCACCACCCGAACCACCTGTTTTTGGACCATCTGATGAAGTGCTACCATGACCAGAACCTCCACCACCTCCAACAGCCGTAGTAAATCCCGTAAAAGTTGTGTCACTACCAGATGAACCACCTCTTGGATGATTATCCCAACCCTTTCCACCCGTACCGCCATTACCCACAACAATCGTTTTTTGTGACGCCGATATACTCGCACTCGCAGAGTACACAACACCACCAGCACCACCACCACCAGCTATAGTACCACCACCTCCACCTCCACCGGCAACCATTAGAAGCTTACCTGTTAAGGTGGAGGTTGGTGTCCATGTATACGTCGTATTCGTACTTGTTGATGAAGGTGACCCTAACGTACCCCAAGTATACGTTCCACTAGGTGAATTTGAATACACGTGTCCAGCAGTTGTAGCAGCTGATACTGTCGAATACGCACTCGAATAATCACTCGAACTAAACGTACCGTGGTGAAACGCAAGCATGATATCCGATGACCCGGTTTTTACAAGTACAATACCCGAACCACCGTCACCGCCACCCGGTGATGCATTACCTGCGTTACCACCACCGCCACCGCCTGTGTGCATTGTCGCATTCGGAGGAGATGTATCTGGTCCATCACCGCCGTCTCCACCTCCACCTTGACCACCTGAACCACCGACTTCACTCCCACCAGATAACTCGTTACCACCGCCACCGCCACCGGCAAACCAACCTGATTCGCCGTACGTTGTTCCAAAATAAGAAGAATAATCTACACCTGTACCACCTGCACCCGCAATAGAGCTACCACTCGTACTATTTCCACCAACGCCACCGGCGCCACCACCACCGGCCGCTCTTGCAGTACCACTGTTTGTCAAACCACCATCATACCCTTGGCGTGGAGGTCCAGCTGTACCAGTGCCACCATTGTTGTTAGACGAATAATTCGTCGTACCACCAGCCCAAGCACCAACACCACCACCCGAACCACCGTTAGCTGGATTATTGGAAGTTGCAGGGTTACCACCACCACCACCACCGCCGTTAGCCGTAGTTAGTCCCGTAAAAGTTGTGTTACTACCATTCGTACCACGTCCTTCAGTATCTGGATTACCAGCACCACCATTACCCACGACAATGGTTTTTGCCCCCGATGATAAAGAAGCATTAGAATCAAACACTACACCACCGGCACCTCCACCGCCACCAGCTCCACCACCACCAGAATCACCACCACCACCTCCTCCTGCAACCATTAACACCTTAGCACCTGATAATGCACCTGTAGGTGTCCATGTATACGTCGTATTCGTACTTGTTGATGAAGGTGACCCTAACGTACCCCAAGTATACGTTCCACTAGGTGAATTTGAATACACGTGTCCAGCAGCTGTTGCAGCTGATACTGTCGAATACGCACTCGAATAATCACTCGAACTAAACGTACCGTGGTGAAACGCAAGCATGATATCCGATGAACCACCACCACCACTACTACCAATAGTTTTATTCACAAAACTAGACAAAGCTATTAGACCGGACGAAGCTGATGAAGTTCCGTCTGTAAAACCTACATTATACAACTCATTCATATGATGAGGCGCTACATCTGAAAGTATAGTGTTTAATATATTATACAAATCCGGTGAAGCACCAACCGACATTTATTAATATAGGTACATAAAAGAATTACGCTAGATTATATTAATAAAATGTCGTTCGGTATTGTCAATGTTTGTACACCCACATTAAAAATTGCGTACGGTGTTCAAAAAGTAAACAAAGTTCATATTTACGACGAGAATGTGTCAAAAACGTTTAACATGTATAACGGTGAAAATTATGATTGTATTGCCGATCTGATGGTCAACATGAATCGACCACGAACGGTCGTTACTGGGTGTAAAGACGCAAAGGATACTCGCATGAACATAAACAGAATTCTCGAATGGTCTGATCCCGAAGATACGATCATTAATTGTTCGAGCGAACACTATAAACACAACATGTTTTATGAAAACGAGTGTTCGAACAAAAATGTACACTATCTCAGTGCGTCACTAACAAACGATGCGTTCCTCGTTGGTGGTCAAGAACGTATTTTTAATACCCACGAACTCCTTTTTTTTACATTCGCGAAAAATGTTCAACACGCCGGGGATATGCCGGGTTCGGGACACTTCGCACAAATGGTTCTCGATGGTCTCGAGTGTGCCATGTTCCAAGTCGTCGGCGACGTGTTCGCGTATTGTAACGGGAACGTTCCCGTCATGCTTTCACTCATGGATAAGGCAAAGTACATGGACGTTTCGGGTCCGGTTATTGATCGGTGTAAATCCCAACTCTACGTAACACGAAACTATGGTCAGGTCGCGAAGGTTAAGAACTCGACCGCGTGGTTCATGGAGTATACGTTTAAATCGAGGTTACCTACACCTGTAATACACTCAGCTGTCATGTCACGCATGACGAGTCAATACGCAAAATTATCCGAAACGTACCAATCGTATAACACGTATTTCGATACACAAAATATACTTCAGACGATCCGGTTCTGTTTTGCGATGGCGTTATACGAAGCTAACCTGATTTCGTACGGGAAAGTCGTACCTTGGTCGGTGAACTCGAACGTATCGTGTCCCATGTTCGAAAACCAAGATCCCTTATACGTCATGGATTCGTCCGTCGAACGTGTTCGAGCGTTTGTTATGCACTGCGTGCACTGCGGGGTACCTATTCCGACAGTACAAGCCGCGTTGAGCCAATACGATTTTATGAAACAAGAACGAACGTCGATAAATTTTATCGCATCTCTTCGAGATGTATAATTTTTTAATTTTATTTTTAATTTTATTTTTATTTTTATTTTTATTAAGAATATTAAAATTATTAATAAAAATAAATACAAAGCAAATGCCTTACCACTTGGCCACACGAGCTCGTTAGATAATATGCTCGCGACAGGGGTCGAACCTGCGATCCTTTGCTCGTTTTGTATAAAAACTCTCTCGACCGGATTTGAACCGGTGACTTCGCGATTAACAGTCGCACACTCTAACCAACTGAGTTACGAGAGAAAGTAATGGGTGGGTCGCGCAACCAAGGATCGAACTCGGGACAATTGGAGTTTAGCAACTAAACGAATAGTTATAATAATTTGTGTAAATTACAATCCAATGCTCTACCAACTGAGCTATCGCACGGGTGATGCCGACAGGATTTGAACCTGCGCCCTTTCGGACTGGAGCCTTAATCCAGCGCCTTAGACCACTCGGCCACGGCATCTTTATAAGCTACTGCTAGGATTTGAACCTAGGTGATTGGATTCAAAGTCCAAGATACTAACCGCTATATGACAGTAGCTACCCGTATATATGTCGCATGTTTTCTTTAAGCTAATATTACCTACCATGGTATATCCTGTGGTCTAAATCGACACCCAATCTTTAAAAAGTCAACAAACTGTTTAAACTCTGGTTCGGGATTTTCCATGTGTACCATGGAATCGAGTACTGTCCCTACAAACTTATTATATTTAGGGTGTGGTCCGGTATGCGTTACCCTATTTTCGCGAAGGTTACCGATTTCGCGCGGCATCATGATTATGTTATCACTCGCTTGTAAATCGTATTTAACTTTATCAAATAAGGGGTGGTGTCTAAACTGAACGGGTATAACGTGATGGTCTTCGACGTTACGAACATTAAAACGGAGTTTGAAGTTTCGGCGTAACAGTGACCCGTATCTCATACCATAGTCGGGGAATAGATTTAAACCCACGCGCATCATCGAGTCTTCGAGTTCGTCGACTTCGTCCCATGCGTTAAAACACTCGTCTGACGATGCGTTGGCACATATTTCCTTTGCTTCGTCTATAGCTTCTACGAACCTATACTGAAGACGCGGATTCTCGACCGTTTCGGGTGTAATGTCTATTTTTTTCGAATACGTACTTTCGAGAACATTTTTACGGATTATGTGTCTTTTATTTTCGGGCGACGGAGGAGTGTTAGATAAAAATACAATTCTATTCATTTACTTTTTAACGCGCGAAATCTTTATCTAATTATTTTTTACTTTTAAAAGGTGTTTTACGCATCTTTTGTTTTTGTTCTTGTGCATACGTCTTAGGTGATTGATTTTTCATAGGTGTAATTTCTTTAACTTGAGGTTTTTTAGACCACGTAACCTTCTTTTTATTATTAGGTTTCTTTATTATAGGTCTAATTTGTTTTGGACGAATAGGAGGTTCCGGATCAGGTTTTTTATTCTTTAGAGATAATTTTCCTATGTTAGGTACTAAATTTCGAGAAGGTGTATACCGTTTTATAGTTTTTGAGAAAGGGTACTTCGGTTTACTTTTATTTTCCCATTCCTGTATTGTACGCGGTCTACGTTTACGACGATTATTATTATTAGACGACGAGTGATTTGTATTATACATTTTATCCGTCCATCTTAAAATTGTCCTAGCAATTCTATTTGCACCTTCGGGGTCCATAAACATGTTTTTATTATTTGTTTGCGCTAAACCGTGTAAATACTCATAATGTTTAGGTTCTAAGTGATCCTTTTCAACTGCATACAAAAATCTAGATTGAGCTAATTCAATTTTTTCCCTGACGTGTTTATGATATTTATTATTATAATTTTTTGTAGCAAGTATCCCTACCGCAAGATAAAAAATGATATCAAATGTAATATTCTTATATTTATTACTACGAGTATTCATTTATAATGTATAATATTTTTATCTATAGATGATAAACTATAGATAAAAGTATAGTGTAAAACAATGATCCTAGCGGGGGTCGAACCCGCGACCTCGGCGTTGCGTACGTGACGATAAAGTCACTTAGGTATACCTAGTAGTGTATAAGCACCGCGCTCTAACCAATTGAGCTATAGGATCACATCTATACATCGACCATAAACTTTAAGCCAAATACAACTTTTACTAAACGTAAAACGTACTCTTTGTATTCAATCATTTATACTACTCTAATACTTATTAACTTTATATAAGTTTCTATTTAATTGGGTGTGATTGTAAATCATATTGTGAAACGTCCGTACTCATTTTCCTAGCTAACTCTATATCGGGTGTTTGTGGTCTCGATTTAGCTAACCATTTAACAATTTTACGTTTGTTATATTCACTATCCGTACCTCCACTTAAATTCGTACCTATTACGTTCAAACCGTTACACACGTCGGGTTTATTCTCTTTATTAGGAAACGCTGTATTAAACGCATCTATAGAATTTGATGGAATATCCGGAGAATCGTCTAAAAGGCGATCGTATTCTTGGCGACACTTCGTCACGAATTCGTTCACGTCACCTCTGTGTTCAGTTTCGAGTGATAATTCCATCTCTATATTCCTATAAAATTTAGACCATTGAATACACATCGCCGAGTGTGTTTCCATCATTTTTGAACTATTATTAAACTTGGAAACAGATGTAAGTATACCCGCGAGTACGTTTAGAAATGCAAAAAAGTATTGAACTGCTATTATCTGTTGTTTTTTTGAATCAGACATACTTTCATCGTTTGGACTCAAAACCGCAAAACCACCAACACCCGTTATACTCGATATGATTATACACGGGTACGATAACCAATCGTTTTGTTTTTTATAAAACATGCGTGCGTGGTTATGCAACCACCTGTATCCTGCGGCTTTTTCGGCCCAGCATATAAGGAGTTTTTCCTGTTTTGGACACCAGTGATGTTGTTCTGGTAGAGTAGCTCCCATTACTATTTCTTAGAAAATAAGTATGCGTATTCTCTTGCTAAAGTATCTACACGTTCATTGTTTACGTTTCCGTTATGTGCTTTGACCCATTTAATATCAACAATATCAAATTTACGCATCAATTCAACCATTTGTACCCATTCATCTTTATTCTTTACGTCATCACCTTTTACTGTTTTCCAACCGTTACGTTCCCAATTCTTAGACCATTCTGTTAATCCCATTTTTACATAATTACTATCGGTAAAAACACGTACGTATTTATATCCAAGTTCTAAACACTTTTCTAAAACTTTTATGATCGCTGTCATTTCCATAACGTTATTCGTCGTAATATCTTTACCACCCGCATTTTCAATTTGAGGATCTGTATTTATAAGATACGCCCATCCACCTGGTCCGGGATTACCCAAACAACTTCCGTCTGTGTATGCATCAATCATTTATTGTATACATAGGTTTAAACTTTATACTTCAATTATTTGTTCCCGTTTGTATGGAAAACACGTATAATAACATTTAACAACGGGTTCAAAAACTGCACACGTAGCACAAATAGTTCCAAAAACTATTAAAAATATATAAACACCTTCCATTAACCTAAGATATACTTAAAATTTTAAGTACTTATACTATAAAACATGTTCCACCAAGATTGGGATGAAATTACCATACACGGTAAAAGTGTTACTAAAGAAAAAGAAAAGGAAAAATACGTCAAGTTCATGGGTCAGGAAATCAAATTACCGAAACGGTGTCAATATTCCGGCAAATCACCGCTCCAAAAACTCGAGGAAACTGATCTAGGTACACATAAAAGGGTCAGTAAAGAAACGGGTTTGACTATTCAAAGAGCGCGTACTACAAAAAAGTATACACAAAAGGAACTTGCTAATCTCATAAACGTGTCGTCTGATATAATATCATCGTACGAATCAGGTAAAGCGATTCCGGATCATAAAATCATGCAAAAACTGCGTCGAGTTTTGGGTGTTAAACTCTAATATATTACATCATGGATAATACACTAGGTAAACGAATCCAAATGCTACGTATAAAAAGAAGTCATACACAAGTTGAACTTGCACACAGAATAGGCGAAACGTTAGATACTATAAACAAAATCGAATCTGAAAAAATCGAACCGAACTGGTACGTACTCGAAAAAATACAAAAATACTTTAAGGTTACACTTTAAAAATTGTTCTAAATTTTAAAATCTAAATTTTATTTTTTATTTATTTTTTAAATTTTATTTTTTACTAAACTCAATAAACTAAGAAATGCTTAGTTGGAGAAGGCGAGGCCACCCATACCGGATTGGACACGGAGAACGTTGTAGTTGACCGCGAACATTTGGAGGGCGAGAGCCGCACGGTCACCCGCGGCATTGCAAGTAACCGACATTTGCGCGTTGTCGATTCTGGAGAAGTTGCACGTACCAGTTGGTTGGTGTTCTTCTGGCTTGAGCGCAAAGGAGTACGAGTAGACACCCGCACATGGCGAACCGGAGTGGTGGGCAAATGGTTGCACTTGGTTAAAGTACTTACCGGTTTGCTCCTTGAATCTGTCTTGGCCGTTGAGGACCAACTTGGCAGACTTCAACGCACCAACAACTTCTTCAACATAATCCACCGAACCCCCGAGGTCACCGGTGATGAGCTGTGGGGCACCGGACGAAGAAGTCGTAGTCGAAACGCAATTAGCATTGGCGATTTGACCCGAAGCAACTGTAACCTTCGTCGCATCGGTCGAGGTACCAAGGTTCCACAAGTTGGCTTTTAACGAATCACCGTCAGTCACACACCAGACCAATTCCTTGACTGGGTGGTTGTAGGACAATCTGACTTGCTTGGTTCCCGACGCCTCCAAGGCATCAGTACCAGTGTGCTGAACTTGCTCGATCAAGTATTCGTGACCCTTTTGCGCGAATCGTCTGCGCTCTTCAGTGTCAAGGTACATGTAGTTACCCCACACCTTCAAGCCAGTCACGTGCGTGTCAAACTCAGAGGTCAAGTCAATGTCGATTCTGACTTCGTGGTATTGCAAAGCAATCAATGGCAAGGCCAATCCTGGGTTGCGGTTGAAGAAGAAGATGAGTGGCAAGTAAACCTTGTTGGCAGTACCCGCTTCTGGGTTAGTCGTCATCTTAGCGTAGTTGAGCTTGGACCCTTCGGACAAGTACAATTCAGAGTACAATCTCCACCATCTTTGGTAGTGCTTGTCAATTCTTTGACCACCAATGGACAATTCCGCAGTCGAGACAATACGCTCGGCGATCCAGTTAGTATCTGGGTTAGTTTGATGAGATTGGTTACCCATACTTCCCGTAGTTACCGTAGTCGCTTCGAGGTACATGTCACCGATCAAATCACCGTTTCTGGCGACCGTGACGGAGACTCTGCCAGAGGCACCGGCAGTACCGTTCATAGTTTGTTCGATGGTTTCCATCGCAAAGTTGGTGTGGCGTTTGTAAACCGCCTGGAAAAAAGTGACTTTTGGGTTACCAGTCAAGTAGACATCTTGGGCGCCATAGGCGACGAGTTGCATGAGACCACCGGCCATTTTGTTTGTTTTTGTACTATAACATGAGATTTTTTTTTCAGGCGTTTCCGCGAAAAAACTCAATTTGATTTTTCCTGATGTATATAAATGTCTAACGAACCTGTACCAGAACTTGAAAGTGTCGACAAAGAAAGTGTCGATGAAAATATTGAAATTGAATCTGAAATTGAATCAAGTATGCAAGATGATGATGATCTATCTACAACCGGAGGTGAACTCCCGATAGTAGATGAATTGGAAGATGTTATTTATAGTGATACTGATATCGAACTCGATTCTCAATTTGAAGATAATAGTCTCGATAGATTAGGAAACCTTTTAAGTTCAGTTCTTGTAAACGAAGAAGGTGAAACTGTATGTTCATCTCTGGTAAATATATCGAGACAACTCGAAATTCAAAACAAAATTATGATAAAATTATTAAGTCATTTACAAAAACAGGTATAAAAAATTAGTAAGTAATAATTATAAAATGGACTCGGATACCTTATTCATTAGTCCGGATGCAGACCACGAAGAAGCCTTCTACAGAGATATGGCCAATCAAATAGATAATCTCAATCCAGAACAATTAATAAGGATGTTAAAACATGAAGAAAAACAGCTTGGTTTATCTCCTGATAAAAATAATATAGATCTCGTCTCGTTAAGTCCAGTTGATCTCGCCTATGATATATTCTTTACCGAAAACGAACTTGACCCTGAAACAAAACAACCGAAGTACGTTGATATGAAAGCGAAATCAAATATGTATAGACAAATGTTAGAAAAGATGGGACGGTACTTTAATCGCGGTAAATTATTAGGTATACTTTCAAGTGACGAAGGTAACCCGGACGATTTAAGTGTATCTTTTAGACTAAGTCGGTTGACCGATCATGTGTGTGACTCCTGGAATATAGTTTTAAGTACAAACCGTGTACACGATAGAAGAAATAACCCAACTATGGTACCCCTTGAACTTACTACAAACCCATCGCTTTTTAGGTGTTCCATGCCCGATTTTGACGAACTTAACGTTTTTCAAAAAACAGTACTTGCTATTCTCGATTCCCTGTACAAAAATAATACGAGGCGTTACAAAGGGTATACGTGTAGACAAATTAAAACGCTTGAAGGTTACGATACAAGGGCCTGGAAACAAGAGGAGGAAATAAAACATTATGTTCATCGAATTGCAGGTAAAGAAGAATGGTTTGAGCTATGGAAAGATTTAACATCGTCTAACGGAACTGCTATGTTTTCACAAATTATCAAACACTTAACAGACTGTAACGATATGCAATTCCCCGAAATAAAGAAAAATAGACGCGTTTGGTCATTTAGGAACGGTATTTTTATCGGTTCACTTTGGTCCGATACAACTGGGTTATGGCACACCGCTTTTTACCCATACGAATCAAAAGAAGCTGCATCCCTAGATCCAACGCTCGTAAGTTGTAAATACTTTGATATGGAATTTGAAGATTTCAGTAAACTTGATAAATGGGAAGATATACCTACACCTTATTTCGATAGTGTTCTAACGTATCAGGACTATGAAGAAGATGTTATTAAATGGATGTACATTCTGGGAGGTCGTTTATGTTTTGAATTAAATGAACTGGATAAATGGCAGGTTATACCTTTCCTGAAGGGTATAGCGCGTTCCGGTAAATCGACTCTGATTACAAAAGTGTTTCGTAAATTTTATGAAGTTGATGATATTAAAACTCTTTCTAACAATGTCGAGAAAAAGTTCGGTTTATCATCTATACATGATGCATTAATGTACATAGCACCTGAAATTAAAGGTGATTTACAATTAGAACAGGCAGAATTCCAATCGATCGTTTCTGGCGAAGAAGTCTCTATAGCAGTAAAATGTGAAAAAGCTAAAAATTTTGTATGGAAAGTACCAGGTATTTTAGGTGGTAACGAAGTACCACAATGGAAAGATAAATCGGGAAGTATTCTTCGTCGTCTCGTTACGTTCCATTTTGGTAAACAAGTTCGTGACAGTGACACTGACCCTACTCTTGATTCAAAATTAGAAGCAGAAATGCCAAAAATCATTCAAAAATGTTTACGTGGATACCTAGAATATGCTCAAAAATATCAAGATCAGGATATATGGAACGTTTTACCGAGTTACTTTTTTAAAGTACGGGAACAAATAGCTGCAGCAACAAACCCGTTAGAAAAATACTTACAAAGAGATGATCTTGTAATTATAAATCCAAATGTAAAGTTTCCATTAGACTTATTTAGATCTAAACTCAAGGATTTCTGTAGAGATGAAAGTATCTCTATGCCAAATTTTAACCAGGACTTTTATGGTGGTTCATTCTACGTGCGTAATATAGAAGTAAAGAAAGAGAAACACGATTATTGGATTATAAATAACCCCGAAAAATTAGACCGACCGGTTAATTTTAAAGACAAATATGTGGTTTATGGTGCAGCACCAATAGTACAAGAAAACGAAAAGGGATACGAAGTCCCATCACATTGTCTTTTAAAATGATTAAAAATCTCAGACTAGTATAAGTATGGATCCTCGACAATTCGTTAGAAATTCCAACGTAGAAATTAGACGTCCTGATACAGTCATTTCTACACAACCTCAAATTCAAACCCAAAGTGCGTCTGTTTTTACAGATTTACGTGTAGGTAAACTTAGACCGGGTATATATAACGGTGTCGTAAATACATTATTTACTAAAGATGAATCGCGTATCGATATTAAAGATATTCTAAAACAAAGACCAAAAGGACATGCACCAATAACAGGTGGGATAACCGTGGATGTTAATGAAATAAAGGGTATATATGGAAGATTCCAAACTGGTGTTATACACACTAAAGATTTTGGTTTAAAAGGTAATTTAGATAAAGATTTCTCTTCCGCACAATTTACCGGGTACATTATGGATGGTGTTGAAAAAAAGAATTTCAGCTTTAACATATATAAAAACGGAAAAATTCGTTTTTCTGGTGGATTTCTAGGTTCAAAAAATCTTAAAAAACAACCGGAAGCTTTACAAAAATATATAATAGATACGTATACACAAAAACAAAGTTTTTTATACAACGATATATTTTATAATAATATAGGAGGTCAATTTTTAACAAATACAAATTTTAATTTGTCTAAAATGGTCCAAGAATTCCGACAAATGCGTACGTGGGGAGTTTCTTTTCTAGAATACGAACCTGAAATTTCACCATTTCTTTATTTAAAATACAAAGAACATGCTTTTATCTTTACCACAAAATCCGGTAAGGCGGGTTCTGGTATTGTTCAATTACAAGGTGAATCTAAACCTGATGATCTCGAGCGCGCTTATTCCTTTGGCGTAGAACTTGTAAAAAAATTACACGATAACGGGTATACTTTAGGTTTGGTTAACAAAAATGTTAACGCGGATAAAAAAATAGTCCAAAAACTTAAAACAAAAGCTTCTACGTGTCCTAAAAATAGACGTCCACCGTGTAACGAGGGATTCGAAGTTAGAAAAAATCCACAAGGGTATGACTGCTGTTTCAAAAAACCAAAACGAAAACCCGTAAAAAGGAATAAAAAACAAAATACAAAAAATACAAAAATTACTTACGATAAAGATGGTGTAATGAAAATAGGAGGGCGTAAATGCGAACGTCTCACTAAACCAGTTTTATTAGAAGTTTCTAAAAAATTAGGAGTTGTTGGTGTTAAAAATAAAAATAAGAAAATGGACATATGCAAAGCCCTTGATAAATTAGAAAAGGGTAATTCTAACTATAAAATAAACGATAAACTATGCCGTGAATTGAAAAAAGAACAATTAATCACACTCGCAATATCCAAAGGTATATCGGTAGATGATACAGATACTGTGAAAGTTTTATGTCAAAAACTACAAAATAAAAACAATATTAAAACACCAAATTCACCAAATGCACTCGCTAATGAAATGGAAAAAATGTTACTAAATATTAAGAAAAAGGAAAATAGAAAACCTACTAATATAAAACGTAAACTCAATGAAGCAGGTATTAAAAACGATCTTATTAAACTTTATGGTAAAACATGGATGACAAAATACGGAAACGTAATGAATATTAATAAAGATGTTCGCGAAGTAAAAAATAAACTTACTCAACTTGAAAAGAATAAAAAATTTGTAACACGTGACGGTGTATTGAAAAAAATGATCGCAAATGATACTAAAAGAGCCATGATAAAAAATTGGAAACTTAATAAACAACAGGGTTTGAAAAAACTACTTATCGAGAAGGAAGCTAATAAGATATACGGTAAATTAGGTAAAAACGAAGTAAATAAAGTCGTTAATTATGCGATGTCGTTACCAAAAACACCCAATCTTAATAGCAAGAGAATAATAGATTTTATAAAAATAAGAAGAGAACTTCGAGGACAACCACCACTCGCATTAAATAAAAAACGAGTAGTACCACCAAAACCAGTGGTAAAAAAGAAAGTCGTGACACCAAAACCGAAAGTTATAAAAAGAGCACCAATAA